TCTCCCACTTTTTAAGGAACATATTATGAGTAATGGAATTGTTGCTTCAGTAACCCGTAGTGGTGCGTCTGAACCATTTGATTTGCAAGTTGCTCGCGGCCAAATATTGGGCCACAGCACTGTAAGTTTGTTTGGTTATCAGGCATCTATTACCACAACATCTATCCCAGTTTGGGAAAACGCGACAACTTACACCTACCCTACATCGGCAACTACTTTGACGGTGGCAAGTAGTTCTGCATCTGATGTTTCTCCAGCGCAAGTTTTGATCAGCGGCTTGGATGCTAACTACAACCCAATTTCAGAAACCGTTGTTTTGACTGGTGCAACTGGCGTCACAACAGTAAACAGTTATTTCCGCGTCAATAGTTTGCTAATGACCGGCGTTGCGTCAGGTCAAACATCTAATGTTGGCGTAATTACTGCAAAGCAATCAAGCAACATTCTTGCTCAAATCAATGCTGGTGTCGGTAAGTCACAAAGCATGATTTACACAGTGCCTGCTGGCAACACATTCTATTTAGATTGGGTTGAGGTCAACTCTTCAAACAGTTACACCGGTAGCACGTACCTAACTTACAAAGTTGTTGCCAAAAACAACAACACTGGTGTGACATTGAACGTGTTGCAACAGCCTTTTGTTGCTTTGTATACGGCAAACAGGTCATATGACCCATTTGCTTACGGTGAAAAAACTGATATTCAATGGCAGTTGGTTACCAACACCGGAACTGTAGCGGCAGGCGTTATTGTTACTGGTAAGTTAATCCAGAACAACAACAACGTCACTGGCGTAGGAACCTAATCATGCCTTTAATCAAATCTAAATCTAAAAAAGCCTTCAAACATAACGTGGAAGCCGAGGTACATGCAGGCAAGCCCATCAAGCAGGCAGTAGCGATTGCCTACAGTGAAAAGCGCCATGCTAAAAAAGCTCATGGTGGAAACGTTTCCACTCATCACAAAAATGAGAAGCATGGGGATTGCTGGTAATGGCTAAGCAAGGCTTGTATGCCAACATCCATGCCAAGCAAGAGCGTATTGCTCACGGATCGGGTGAGCATATGAGAAAGGTTGGCTCAAAGGGTGCACCTACCAAGGAAGCATTCAAAGAGTCAGCCAAGACTGCAAAGCATAAAGAAGGTGGCCCATCATTGGCTGTAGGACGTGGCGAGAAGCTCTCAGTTGAGCGCGGAGCGGGTCTGACAGCCAAAGGTAGGGCAAAGTACAATCGAGAGACTGGGAGCCATTTAAAGGCTCCTCAGCCTCAAGGTGGTTCCAGAAAAGATTCATTTTGTGCAAGGATGTCAGGGGTAGTAAAGCATGCTTCAGGTGACGCGCCAAGAGCAAAAGCGTCATTGAAGAGGTGGAACTGCCCAGGATGGTGAGGTAATTCATGGCTTACAGTGGAACCGTCGGACAGACAGTCATCACAGTTCAAAACTTCATTGATCAGGGTGCTCGCTTGTCGGGCAAACTGGCTGAAGAGTTGACGGTTGAGCAAGTTCAGGGTTCTAAACAAGCCTTGTTCTTTGTTCTTAGCAACCTGATCAATCAGGGCATCAACTATTGGGCCATCAATAAACAGGTTTATGGCCTGATTCCAGACCAATACGAGTATTTGCTACCCGTAGGTGGTGTTGACGTCTTAAATGCGCTCTATCGCACGATGAACCGCCCTAGCGGGTCATATTCTGCAAGTGATGGCAGCAATACTTCCAACATTTACGACCAAAATACGCAGACGTACAACCAAATGACGGTGCCAAATGGGTACTATCAGGTCAATTACGGCACAAACAACAGCATCTACATTGGTTCTATTGGCTTTATGCCATACATTGCCAATGGTGGATCAGCAACTTGGAGCTATAACTTCCAATATTCCTATGATGGAACCACTTGGACGACCTTGTATACAGGAACAAACGTCACAGTGACCGATGGACAGTGGATTTTCCAAGACATTGACCCTGGCGCAACCGCGCAATACTACCGTTTTCAAGCATTGAACGGAACAACTTTGGCTTTGCGTGAATGGTACCTTGGTAACAATTCCACTGAAGTCACCATGGCTCGCTTGAACCGTGATGACTACACCAATCTGCCCAACAAGAATTTCACAGCCAATCAACCTTATCAATATTGGCTGAATAGGACAATTCCACAGGCAACAATAACGCTTTGGCCAGCTCCTTCTAATGCATTCATTCAGATGACCATTTGGTACTCACGCCAGATTGACGATGTGGGTGCATTAAATGGTCAGTTGGAGATACCACAACGTTGGAATCAAGCCATTCAGTATTTACTAGCTCACCAGATGAGTTTGATATTGCCTGGTGTTGACTTGGGAAGGATTCAATATTTGGAAGCCCAAGCCAACAATTACTTCATCATGGCTGAGAACGAAGAAAGGGACAAGTCCCCAATTTACTTCGCTCCAAACATCAGCGTCTACACAAGGTAAGCATGCCACGCTTTCTAGACACCACGGGAAACGCAGTAATTGCAATTTTCATTTGCGACCGTTGCAAGATGAAAAGACCAATTATTCAGGCCATGCCTGACCCAAACTTTCCTGGTCTTCGCGTGTGTCAAGAAGGGTGTGCGGATCAGAAAGATCCATACCGTTTACCTGCTAGGAAAACGGAAAGAATTACCTTACAATTCCCAAGACCCGATGTCAGTGTTGCCGCGGATGACAATGGTTTGGTCGTTACGCCAACGGGTACAAACATACCTGGCGGTAATCCTTCAGAGGTGTATATCAGCACTCAGAATGGAAACGATATTCCACAACAGAACGACAACATTAACATCATAAGCCCAAGTCCCAACACACCTACGAGCCAATAACATGAGTGGACAAGTAACAATCACCCAATTGCCTCTTGCAGGTGCGTTGAATGGTAACGAGTCAGTTCCTATTGTTCAAAATGGAGTGACAGTTCAAACCACGACAGGCGCCATTGCTCAACAACCCACTCAAACACAAACATTCTTGACTGTTGGCCAACAAACAAGCTTGGCAAATAGCAGACAAATTGCAGTCAGCACTGGGCTTACCACAACCGATGGTGGTGCTCAAGGTAGTTATACCATTGCGGTAACTGGAGCATTGGCATCTTTGATCAGTTCTGGTAATGGAATCCAAGTCAAGACCAACAGCACGACGCTCACAAATGTGCAAATTACTGCAAGTGGATCGGGCGTATCAGTTGCAAATGGCGATGGCACAACTGGCAACCCAACAATCAGCCTATCAACAGTTCTTCAAAACTTAGTTGGCACAACTGGCACAGGTTTATTAGCGCTAAATGGCACAGCTTTAAGCACAGTATCGGTGACTGGCGTCTCAGGACAAATATCAGTTACAAATGGGTCTACAAGCCCTCAAATTGGCCTTGCAAGCACCGCAGTAAGCGCAGGTTCATACACACTACCCACAGTCACATTTGATGCGTATGGACGGGCTACATCAGCCTCTAGCGCGTCAACAACAGGAAGTGGTGCAGTAGTATTGGCAAACAGTCCTACTTTGACTGGAACACCAAGTGCGCCCACAGCATCAACTGGAACTAATTCCACACAAATAGCAACAACTGCTTTTGTGCAAAATGCAATTGGCTCAGGTGGCGCGGTTGTAAACACATTCAGTGCAGGTACTACTGGTCTTTCACCCTCAACAGCAAGCTCAGGCGCCATCACTTTGGGTGGTGTTTTGGGGGTAGCAAACGGTGGAACAGGTTTGTCTACAGCACCAACTGCAGGTGGCGTTCTTTACGGAAACGGAACTGGTTTTGCTGTGACTCCAGTTGGATTGTCAGGTCAAGTTTTGACTAGCCAAGGCTCAAGTAATCCTATTTGGCAAACATTGACTGGCGCAGGAACGGTTACATCTATAACTGCAGGTACAGGATTGACTGGCGGAACAATCACAGTATCAGGCACGATTGCAATTGATACGACAGTTGTAACCACTTTGACTGGAACGCAGACTCTGACAAACAAGACATTGACTTCTCCAGTCATTTCGTCAATTGTCAATAGCGGAACACTGACCCTACCCTCAAGCACTGACACTTTGGTAGGTAGAGCAACAACCGATACATTGACAAACAAGTCAATCAGTGGCTCAACAAACACATTGAGTAATATTGGCAATAGTTCATTGACCAATAGTTCAATCACGCTAGGAACAACAAATATAGCACTAGGTGCAACATCTTTGACGCCTGCTGGGTTGACTTCGGTTTCAGTAACACAAGACCCAACATCTGCACTTCAGTTGGCCACCAAGCAATATGTGGACGCCGCGATATCAAATGTAAACTATCACGCAGCTTGTAACTATGCAACGACTGCTGACTTGGGAACAGTTACTTACAACAACGGATCATCTGGAGTTGGTGCAACAATCACCAAGACAAGTCCTTTTGCCACTTTAGCAATTGATGGCGGAAGCCCAAGCGTTGGCCAAAGGATTTTGGTTAAGAATGAGTCTTCAGGTCAATATAACGGTATCTATACGGTTACCAGCGTTGGTTCAGGATCGGTTGGATGGGTATTGACTCGTGCAACAGACTATGACCAAACGGGTACTGGACAGAATGAAGTAGCACCAGGCGACACAACATTCATTATCAGTGGAACTGTAAACGCTTCCACACAGTGGGTACAAACTACTGATGCTCCAATCACAATTGGCACAACACCTTTGGTGTTTACACAGATTGCTGGTCCTGGCGCTTATACCGCAGGCACAGGACTTACTTTAACTGGAACACAGTTCAGCATTTCAAATACTGCTGTAACTGCTAACTCATATGGTTCAGCAAGTTCTGTTGGTACATTCACAGTAAATGCACAAGGTCAGTTAACTGCGGCTAGTTCTACTTCAATTGCAATTTCTGCATCACAAATTACGAGTGGAACACTACCAATAGCAAATGGTGGAACAGGACAAACAACCGCTTCTGCTGCATTCAATGCATTGTCCCCCATTACCACTACTGGCGATTTAATCATTGGAAACGGTACAAATAGCGCTACAAGGCTTGGAATTGGGTCAAATGGCTATGTGTTGACTTCTAATGGTACAACTGCATCATGGCAATCAGCGTCAGCAGGAGTTTCATCATTTAGCGCTGGCACAACAGGATTTACTCCAAATACTAGTTCAACTGGTAGTATTACTTTAGCAGGTACGCTTGCAACTACAAATGGTGGTACAGGGTTAACATCATTTACATCAGGAGGTGCGGTTTATGCGTCCTCAAGTTCGGCTCTTACTACTGGTACTTTACCTGTTGCTTCTGGCGGTACTGGCGTTGCGACACTTACGGGTCTAGCATACGGTAGTGGAACATCTGCATTCAGTGCAGCAACCGCAGCTCAAGTGGTTTCCGTAATTGGAACTACCGCAGTAACAAACGCAACAAACGCAACCAATGTAGCTGCAACTGCAGGATCAGGTTCAACCAATTACCTTCTCTTTAGTTCAACAGCAACAGGCAACGTTGGGGTTAACACAAACACATCCCTGACATACAATTACACAAATAATACCTTGACAGCAGGTATCAACGGAGGAACATTCTAATGTCAACATCAGGCTATACCCCAATATATTTGTACAACAGTGGTACATCAACCAACACGCCTTCATCTGGTAATTTAGGCAACGGCGAACTTGCAATCAATTATGCAGACGGCCGTAT